CATAATTTAAGTTAACTCTTTGCATATATTTTCTTAGACCTGGATCTCCCATCACCATATCTGGAGATCTATATACTGCTTGTATTGTAGCTGTAGTTGAACCTGTTGCAAAAGTATTACCTGTTTCCATTTTATAAAGAAAACCATCATAACCACCAAATACTTGTGTTTCAACATTACTAATAAAATCTGAATCTGTGCAAGCTGGTTTAATACCTACCATATCTGCATATTCAAATCCAATAGATCCTCTATTAGGATTACTTTTTAATACACCTATAATACCTTTTGATGATAATTGTCCTGTTGCATCTACTGGATAAAATAATCTATATTGTGATTTATTTCTAATAACTACAGATGATATTCTATCTAATGTTACTTCATCAATTCTAGATTGTATTTGTCTAGATATAGATCCAAGTTCAACGTCACCAATTCTTGCCGTACCTGCAATAGTTCTTAATCCATCAGGTGCTAAGAATATAACGTCACCACCAATCTCTTGAATACTACCACCATCTCTACATCCAATATTTCTTGTAACTTCTTGCACAGCAAATGTACTAGATGATGTTCCTGTTAATTTATATATTCTATCTTCACAGAATATAATTAATTCATTTCTAAATACTTTTAATCCAACAACTGTAGAGTCAACTTTAAATGATCCTGCTCCACTACCTGTTGTAAAGTTATCTTCTTCAAATGGTACACTAAATATAACTTCTTGTGAATTAGTTGCACCAGCATAAAACATATGGTTTTGAAATGCTTTTACAAATTTAGGATTAGATGGAGCTGTTCCACCACCTGTTGCATTTACAACATCAACTGCAAAACTACTATTAATTATTTGAGCAGGTGAATGTCCTGTTGCAATAACTAGTTTATCAGTGCCATCAAAATTAAACTTTTCAAAATCATAAGCCCTAGTAGAAGTTCCAAGTCCTGTAGTTAAAGTAGTATAACTACCTGATGTAGTTCCTCTATGTATATCACCACCTCTAGCTACTATTACTTGTCCATTAAATATTATAGAACAATCAACTGTTAAACTAGAATTACTAGATCCTTCAGGTATAACTGTACTATTAAATAAAGCTGTACCACTAACACGTCTATATCCACCCTTAATATCGGGTTCAAAGTTTTGTAAGATTAATGCTTCACCTGGTTGCATAGAGAACACATCTTTGTTCAATGTTAAACCGCCAGCACAACTTACAACAAATGGTGATATTAAATCTGTTGTTGGCATTTAATTAACTTCTTTTTTCTGCTAGTTTTTCTAATTGTATTAATTCTGATTTTGTTAAACCTGGTGGTATTAAATCTTTAACAGGATCACCAGATTGATATGCACTAATATATTTATTAATTTGTGTTATACTCATTTTATCTGATAAATCTGCTGTTTGCATTTCTAATTTTTCATTAGCACGTTTTTCACCGTCCATATTATCACCAGTTTTTCTATCTCTATCTATTTTTTCTATTTCCATTATATCAACTTTTGACATTAGCTAACTCTGCCTCCTATATTTGTTGCAATACTTTCACCAATTACATCACTTCTCATGTAATCATTTTTAGTTGCATAATCTACTTTTAATAATCTAAGTTTTCTTTGAAAGTCTCTATCAGCTAACTGAGCATGTTGTGGATCTGATCTTAACATGTATGTATAGTATTTAGCTCTATCTACTATCAAAGTTCTAAATCTGTCAGGTAAACTCATGTTATCACCATGAGCAGATAAATCTGTATGTGTTGTATAATAATCATAACTTACAGTATATTCATTTGTATTTGGTCTTGGGCTTATACCAAATGCAGAATGATCTGGTAAAATGTAAACTCTTAATGGTATAGAATAATTACCGCTATTATTAGTATCATCAGTTGGTTTATAAGTTTGTAAATAATTATCGTATGTAATGTAAGTTAATTTTCTTGTTGCTATATCACTTCTAGATATTCTTACATAATCAACATCTAATTGCACTCCATCTGATTCTACATAAATAAAAGATGTTTGTGCTGTAGCTGTGAATGTAGTATTTAATATAGCACCTTCTCTAAAATTTGTTACAGCTTGTGTTGTATTTAAATTTTGTGTACCACCAGCTGATGTTCCAACTCTTACAATTAACGCACTACTTGAGCTATTTGGACTTAATACTCTAAGTTGTAATTTATATTGTTTATTTACTGTTGTATTAATAGCTTGATATGCTGCTGCATCATTTAAGTTTAATCTACCATTACCACTTGTTGTATGTGATGGTGATCCATCTCCAGTTGTCCAACTATTTATATTAGATGCAAACTCACCATTAGTTACTAATTCTCTTGGGGCCATTGAAAATGAATCCATATCTGCTTTTCTAAAATCAGCAGGAAAATCATATTCATTATCACCTATAGTTAAATCTTGTGTAGTTCTAGAATATAACAAAGGTATCTCACCTGTTTCATTATAAATATCATGAATACCTTTATTAATAAAATCTTTTACTGCAGTTTGTATACCTCTGCTTGAACTAAACGTAGCAGACGTTAGTTCTGTTTCGTTTAATTCTCTAAGTACACTATTTGTTAGTGTTAGGTAAGTTGTTGCCATTTTGTAATAACTCTAATATTTTATCAAGTTTTTGTTCTTGATCATTAATTCTTTTCTCTAATTTAATAACCCTCATAGTATTATCAACTGGCCCTAAACGTATAATTTTTTGTCCTGTGCTAGCTCTAGTTTTTTTTGTTAAATCGTATACTGTCATAATTCTCCTAAATATTATAAGGGGTAATATAATAAGGGGGACATGTAGCCCCCCTTAAAATTATACAGATTACACTGCTGTGTCGTGTTGAGTGTCTGTATTTCTATCAGTTTCGTCAATACCTGATACATCGCATAGTACAGCGAATACTCTGATCTTACCTGCAGATGAAGCTGCATCTAAGATTTTAATGTCAAGAGTATCTGCACTTGCAACTATAGTTCTAGCTGTAGCTGTCGGTGCTGAAAACCCTGTAGCATTAGTATCGCCATCAGCGTATCTATCAATATCTCCACCTGTGATACCTAAATCCATAGTAACTGAAGAAGATAGTGCTGTCACTACCTCGATTCCAGCTTCCATAATTAAAGTTTCAGCAGGTATATCTAGTGTTCTAAGAACATCATTTTGTGCTGCTCCAGCGTCACCATTGATTGCTGATATATCGATTGTATTTTCGATCATGTAAGGTGTTCTGCCATTAGCAGAATGTCCAGTAGTCCCACCAGCACCTGTTAAGTCATAAGTTGCCATAGTTCTCTATTATCCTCCTAATTAACCTATTGTTATTACGCCAGATCTTACTGCTTCGTCTCTAAGGATTTTTCTTCCAAAAACGTGTAAGCCTCTGACTACGTCTGCGAATGAATCAGGGTCTCTGATTAATTCTGTTTTTGCAATGTGATTTACTGTTGCAACTGCTGACATGTGTCCGTATAAGAACGCAAACTCATTTGATCCTGAAGAACCAAATGTGTGGTTTGCAGCACTTCCACTTGACACTGCAATAGCATTTGTTTGGTACATGTTAAAACCAAATAACGGTCTGTCTGTAACTTTTCCGTTTCTGATTTGTGATGAACCACCATCAGCCATTACTGATTGGTCAGAAAGTTTAGCACCTGCTTTTCTTAATTGTTCAAAGAATTCAGGTGGTGCAACTAGCCATCTATTTTCTTCTGGCACACTGTTTTTGTCAAGAACTTTTTTTGCTGCTGACACAACATTTGCTAATGTGTCAACTGCTGCATCACCATCGATTGGTGAACCATCAGTTCCAGTATCACTTGCAGATGTAGAAGCATTATCATAGATAAATTTTAATACATTGAAGTCATAGTTTTTCTTTAACGAGTATGCACCTGAAGAGGTTGCAAGAGCTTCAAAGTTTACATGAGATTGTCTTTCTTCAATATCATCTACTTTGAAAGCAAAGTAAGAACCTTGATCAACTGTCATAGTTATTTGGTCATCAGCTAATATTTGTGTATCAACTGTTTGACCTCTAGCAAGATTTGTGGAGTAAAATTTCCTTGTGAAAGGTTATTATATCCACTAGCACTTCCAAAAGCCATGGTCGTACCCTCCTATTGTTTAGTTAGATTGTTAACGTTGTTCAATCCTACCTTCTAAACGAGCAAGGTCAATTTCTTTCTCATGCTTCTCAAATTGATGAGGTTTCAATCTTGAAATCTCACTAGTTGTCCAAATTTTCTTTTTAGGAATATCAGACTCAGTACTTTTTCTTGTTTTAGAAATTGCTTTAGCAGCTTCTTTTTTAACATCCTTTTCTTCTTTTTTAGTTAGTTTACTTTGACCACTGTCCATTTTATATAGATCAATAGCTCTAGCAGCTAACTTAGCATTAGATGTATTTTCATACAACCAACCTTGAATAGTAGGATCTTGATTTGCAGCCCATTCATGAAATGAATCTTGTGATCTAATTTCAGTAAAGTCAGGATGCAATTTTAAAAGTTCTACTTCAGCTTTTTCTTTTGCAATTTGTTCTTGCTGGATTTGAAGATTTTTATATTTATCTTCAAGGTCTGCAGTTTGAGTAGTTGCTTTATTCATAGCTATGGTTTCAACCATATCATAAACATCAGGGTACTCTTTTCTCCATGCCTCTAATTCTTCTTTAGATTTAGGTGGCACAAATTGTTTAGTACTTGATTCTAATTGAGAACGCAAGTTTCTGACTTCGTCCTTGTGTTTATTAAGTGTAGAATCATAGTGTTTTTTCAAATCGTCATAACGTTTCTTAAAAACACGATCTTCAGCTTTTGCAGGGCGTTCAGCGATAGGAGTAGCCTTTTGTTCTGATTTGTCTGCAGTCTCTTCAGATGCATCGGTGTCCTTCTGCTCGGTTGCTGCTTCTGCTTCTTTTTCTTTTTGTTCCCTGTG